TATCCTATATGTATCGGTGTCCGATGTATCGGGTTATATCGTGAGTAGATATATGTAGATCGTATGTAGATCGTAACTCGATATATCGTTATCCGATATACATATATCCTTGTTAGATATGTATCGTCACCCGATATATCGTTACTCGATACGTCGTTTCTCCACCTCTAGCGGATCTATATCGGTGCTTGATATAGGTTTAAGGAGCAGGCCTTTACGTATTGGTATCCAATATCAAATGTATCGGATACCGATATATCAAGTAATGATATATCAGGTAATGATATACGTACTGCTTGGGAGTCACAGCCGAGCGAGACCTACCGGACGGTACGCGGTAAGCGGGGGGGCCTTTTTTTACACAGAGAGCTTCTTTTTAAGACTTCTTTTTACAATAACATGAACTATGTCAAATACTATTTAAGGGTTATAAATACTTAATATATTAACAACTTATATATAGGAACTCCTGGGAGTCACAAAAAATAGTGTAATAATTACTATCTGGAAGGAGGTAAAAACTAAATGGAAAACAGAGAGAAAACTAAAAATGAAGAAAATATCTTGGAATTTATCCCTTGCGATGTACATCCAGGCTTGCAGGCAATCAAGTTCAATGTAAAGGATAATGGAAATGTTGTATTTAAATGTGAAATATGTTATAATGAAAATATAAAATATCTTAGAAAGCCCCTCTTGTATTCCATCCCTTTGGTCTGATTTTATATTTAGTATTAATAGATGCCACCATTCCCTTGGATATTCCAAATCTATATGCTATGGCTGAGGCGGATAGCTCGGTGTTTTTTAGTAGATTTATTACCTTGCCCACCAAATTGCTGTAATCGTCTGGATTATCGTTCTTACGGACATAAGATTTCCTCATAGAGTTGAAATAACTACCATATATTAAAGGCTAGAGACACTCTTTCCTTATCCACCTTGCTAACCCCATGCATCTCACTTGCCGGAAATAGTATAAACCAGCCAGGTTCAAACGATAAGCTCGTGGACATTATATTAATAGTGGCTGAAGTCAAGTAATATACCCCAGTCCACTTGTTGATCCCATCATTATGGTCGTGATTGTTGAGAATGCCTCCGGATGACATAATATTTCCCCAAATATCATAATTAAATGGTCCATGACCTATTATTTTGGAGTATCTATTCTCTATATATTCAAATAAATCATATAGTTGCGAGCACCATTCCCATTTGGTTTTATAACCGCTCCAGGTCAATCCTCCAGATACGCCTAAAGTCATATCGGGATTATCCTTCTTTTGTTTATATATATGAGGTAACAAGATTGGAATGAGTACATCCGACTTTGGGTACAGTTCATAGATCAGCATGCGTAATTATTACGCCTTGGGATGGCCGCAAATCAACAAAGATGTTGTGTGTTTGATTTTTATATTCCTTATATTATATATAAGGATAGGAGTAACTATGACAATGCGTAAAAAGGTTAAGCCAATAAAGAACTTCCGTAAGGGTAACACTAGAGGAAGGAATAACAACAGTTTGGGTAAAGTTACAGATGCCAAGACTATTGAAATAGTTGAGAGAAGGTATCAGGTAATGAAACTAAGGCGGGATGGATATACTATAAAGGAGATTGCAGATGCTTTAAATACTTCTGTGGGTACTATAGCCATAGATATAAAGACTATTCTTATAGATACAATAGAAAAAACGGCAGAAACTGTAGAACAAAGTAGAGAGATACAAGCTCAGAGGTTAGACGCTTTGGTTAAAACTTATTTACCATTAGCAACAGACTCGCATAAGGAACTTAGAGTAGATCCACTTACAGGAAAGGATGTTATAGTAGAGCTGCCTCCGGACCCTAAATATGCGCAGGTAGTATTGAGTACTGAGGCTAGACGGTCTAGATTGTTAGCCTTAGATAAACCAGAGTCGAAGACCGAGGAGGAAAGCGGAATCAGGGTTTATGTCGGAGTGGATGTGGACCTAGTTTAGGAGGAAGTAGCATGATTTGCCATCTGCCACTGCTATAACCAACATGAATCGTAATTATTACGGTATAAATGTCAATAAAATTACCTAAACATATAAGGGTTTTAGATAATAGGACCCTTCTTAAGGCTGCTGGGATTAAGTACCGTTATGAGCCAAGAGGGGCTTCCAGAGACTTATTTCACTGCCACGATAAGGAAATTCTCCTAGTTGGGCCTGCCGGTACTGGTAAAAGCCTGTCAATTTTACAGAAAATACACTTAATTCTGGGTAAATATCCAGGTGCTAAGGCCTTTATGTCACGTAAAACGCGTACAAGTATGACTAATTCCTGCCTGGATATGTTTCAAAGACATGTTTTAAAGCCAGCCGATAGGGTAAGGATGCATAAGCAGGATCAGCAATTTAATTATCCAAATGGCTCGCTTTTGGCAATTATAGGCTTGGATGATCCGGAACGCATCAAGTCTACGGAGTGGGATGTAGGTTATATACAAGAAGCTACGGAATGTTCAGAGAATGATTGGGAAATGTGTACTTCTCGTATGAGGAACTTTGTTGTCCCATATCAGCAATTAATAGGAGATTGTAATCCAGATAAACCAACTCACTGGTTAAAGAAAAGATGCGATAAAGGTCAAACTACCATGATGATATCTTATCATGAAGATAACCCAGTATTATTTGATAAGGGATTGTGGACTGAGAAGGGGCTAATCTACCGGGCAACATTAGATAAATTGAGTGGGGCCAGAAGATCCAGATTATATTTAGGTCAATGGGTTGCTGCCGAGGGTCTTGTATATGAGAATTGGGACCCTCAAATACATATGATAAATCTTCATGATTTACCTCCAACATGGCCGCAATGGGATCGTTATTGGTCTATAGATTGGGGATTTACACATCCTTTTGTATGGAAAGAATGGTCGGAAAATCCAGAAACTGGCCAGTTAATACGTACACGTGAAATATATCAGACTAAAATGATCGTTGAGGATCTAGCTAAATGGATCATGGACTTGACTGGTGGGGTATATCAACCTAGAGCCATTATATGTGACCATGATCCTGGAGATAGAGCAACATTTGAGAGACATACGGGGTATATGACTTTGCCAGCTTATAAGGAGATAAGGCCAGGTATACAGGCGGTAGAGAAGAGACTGAGGCATGATTGGTGTAAGAATGGCCCAGGGCTTTTATATTTACGGGATGCCCTGGTTAATTTAGACTTGAGTTTGAAAGAAGCTGGATTACCTACCTGCACAGAAGAGGAATATGATGGGTATGTGTGGGATAAGGGACATAATGAGGAGGTCAACAGTAAGAAGGATGAACTCCCAGTGGACAAAAGCAACCATGGCATGGATTCAGATAGGTATATGGTTGCTTTTATTGATAATTTAGCGGATGATCCAGAAGACTTAGAGGGAGTCTTGATGCTCGGTCAATCGGTAAGAATATCGCCATACTGAGAGGTACTAAATGACTCCTCAAACGCTTGAGCTTGTTGTCACTTTTCTGTCTATTTCCGCGTTCATCACACCTGTAATATTCTTCGCTATTGCCTTTAAGTTATCTCAAATATTTGCTACAAAGAAGGATTTAGAGGACTTTAAGAAGGATATAACTAATCAAATAGAGTCCATGAATGGACATATATTGGATCTTTTACAAAGAACGTCCGTTTTGAGGAAAGAATAATTATTTCATTAAATTGTTGACATATATAATAAGAAGTATATACACAAACCTCGTGTTTTCGTCCTTTTCCCGTGCAATTTTCTGATTCTTTGCCACTTTTTTCTTCTAAAATCCGTAATAATTACGCATGGATTTGATTAACAAGGCAAAAGATAAGCTGGCTGGGGCTTATTATGGCATCAGGGCCGGTATATCTTATATAAATAAGACCGCTATTATGGCCGATTCGTTTCATGTTCATAACAGTGATAGATGGGTTAAAGAGCAGCTTACAGAGCTGGAATTAATGGTAGACGATATGAGTTGGAGGGAAATAACCTCCGGTGGAAGTGCATGGGATTTTAATAGGGATAGTATTAGAAAGATGGTGACTTTATCCAGGTTGTTATATCTTGCTAATCCACTTATAAAACGTGCTGTTACGGTACAGGAATTGTATGTTTGGGGTTCCGGCTGCACTATTCAAGCAGAGGATGAAATGGTGCAGGAAGTATTAATGGATTTCTTTGAAGATCCTAAAAATCAATGTGTTTTGGGCGACTCCTGGGCAGAACGTGAGAGGGAACAGAGGGTAGATGGCAATACTTTCTTCATATTTTTTGTTAATCCTGCTACTGGATCTGTAAGAATTAGACTTATTCCAGTTGATGAAATTCAAGATATTATATTTAATCCAGAAGATAGAAAGGAGCCCTGGTATTATATAAGGTCCACTTATACCTCGGAGGACCCCATTTTGGGAAAATCGTCGATGACAGGTAGTAGAGTAGCTTACCCAGATATACTTTATAACCCCAGGACACATCCAGATAAATTAGCGGATGGTTCTGTTATAGATTGGAGTGTTCGTGTACTTCATCTTAAGACAGGCGGTATGTCTGGGATGAAATTTGGAGTGCCCGAGCTATTTTCTACCCTTAATTGGGCAAGAGCCTATAAGAAGATTCTAGAGAATTTCGCTACCATTCTGGATGCATATGCCAGAGTGGCTATGCAGGTTACCCAGCAAAAGGGTAAAAAGGATGTGGCAGCTTCCAAATCCAGGCTTGGTACGAGCATATCTTCCGGTAGTACTTCAGAAACTAACCCTCCCACGAATACTGCTAGTTGGTTTTTATCTTCCGGCGGTGTGCAAATATCCGCAGTGAAGACGGCTCATGCCACAACTGGGCCAGATGAGGCCAGAGCATTGCGTAGTATGGTGGCTGCTGGATCGGATACTCCAGAACATTTCTTTGGCGATTCAGACATAGGAAACTTTGCTACGTCTACTACATTAGATAGGCCGACTGAACTAAAGATGGTTAGCCGTCAGAAGATGTGGACGGATGTTATTCAGCGCATGTGCCAGATAGTTATTGAGCAATCTACTTTAGCTCCTAGGGGTAAATTGAGGAAGTCTGGGTTTACTTTATCCAGAGAATTAGATAGATTCGATAATACGCAGATATATAAGGTTATTCCACCTAATGGAAATAGTCTTAAAATAACTATCAAATTTCCTAATATTGTTGAGCGTGATGTTGTTCAGCGGGTTAGAGCTGTAGTTCAGGCCGCTACTTTGAATGGCAGCAAGGCTGAAGGTATAATTCCTGATCGTAAATTTCTATTCGAAATGCTTTTGGAAGCATTAGGGACTAAGAATGTTAAGGAATTGTCGGATAAATACTATCCGGACTCGGTGTTTCAGGGATTTGTTGATCCTGAAATAGAGATGAAAATGGACAGAAATCAGGCTGAAGAGCCGGAAGTAACTGCGTGAGGTTTTAATGAGACGGACGTTATTGGCTGCGAATGTTTTAGATGGCCCAACAAATAATAGTACAGCTCTAACTTCTTTATTAGATTCTTTATCAAAGACTAGTGTGAGCCCAAATTTCTTCAAGGTTGGCGATAAACTCTTAATAGAGGCATGGGGGCAAACTACACTTACTATTACTACCCCTGGCACTAAGAAATTTACAGTCAGATTTGGATCTGTTGATGTATTTGCATCCCCTGCATTTGCTTTGAATACCTCAGGAGGTACATTTAATTGGCGTCTTAGTATTGTTTTGACATTATTTACTGTTAGTGGGTCTCCTGCCTTATGGGCATGGAGAGGTAATTGTATGTTTTCGTCTCAAGCTGTTATAGGTTCCCCTTCTCCGAGTTCAGGAGGTTCCGATAATTTATTTGGGCCGGAGGGCGCTCAGGTGGATGGTACGGCATACGATAATTCAGTATCTCAAGTTATTGATCTTTTGGAGACAAATACGGTGGCTAGTGGCGACATATTGCATCATTATATACTTGAGCATATATCGCTTTAGATAAAGGAAGGTAAAATGGCTAAGAAAGTGAAAGAGAATTTGGTAGCTAAAATCAAGGAGGTCTCTTTACCGTTTAATACTTCCTATGGTGCTTTAAAAGAATATTTACAAGATGCTATTGAAGAGGATCTTGGTGTTCAGAGCATATATGATTCCAATAGTCCATGTATTATTGGTGTTTTTGCTAATAATGTTGTGTATGACTTTGATGGAGATATATATAGAAGACCTTATACTATTACTTACGGTGCCGGTGGAGAAAAACCTGCTGTTACGCTGAGTGATCGTCCTGTAAAATGTCATGTTGCTTATATGGATAATAATAAGGATTCTGATTCTATTAGAGTTATAGCTGAGGTTACTAAGGAAAGCGTAATAATTACGCATGAACCACTAGAGCAGGTGCATGAATCTGGAGATTCTGTAATATGCTTTACAGCGGAGCAGTTCTCATCCGTCAAAGAAGCCAAAATATCCGCCAATGTCCCTATTAAGATTATATCTTCCGGTTGGGGTTCCCACGCTTATTATCCCAAGTCTGTTTTAATGCGTGATGGGCCCAAAGTGTTTAAGAAGGGTACTCATATGTACTGGAATCATGCTACTGAAACGGAGGAGATGGAGCGTCCAGAGGGCGATTTAAATGCTTTAGCCGCTGTATTAATAAAGGATGCAGTCTGGGACGATAATGGGCCTAAGGGCCCAGGGTTGTACTCAGAAGCTAAGGTTTTCTCGGATTACGCTCAGCAGGTATCCGATAAGGGCCCTCATATAGGCGTATCCATTAATGCCGGTATTAGGGCGCATGATGGAGAGGCAGAGGGGCGTAAGGGTAAGATAGCCGATCAATTTGTAGTGGCTTACTCTACTGATTTTGTGACAAAGGCTGGTGCAGGGGGTGCGCCTATTGTTTCAGTCTTAGAATCGGATAGGCGCAATAAGGAGGTAACGGAGATGACAGAACAGGAAATCAAGGATATGAACGATCTTAAGGAGAAGATTCGTATTCTTGAGGCATCGAATGTGAAATTGATGAATGATAATGCTGCTCTTATCCAGGGCCAGAATGTAGTACTAGCTGTTACTACAGTCGGTTCTGTTCTGAAAGAGTCCGGTATATCGTTCAATCGGAAAATTCTGGAAAGAGCCTGCCAGAATCCAGTAATAAAGGATGGAAAGCTGGATCAGGATTGGCTTAAGTCAGTAGTGTCCGATTTCTCTGAGGGTGTTACTGGCAGAGTAACCGGAATGGGACAGGGTAAGGCTACATCAAGTAAGGAAGATGGAGCTAAAGCTCTGGAGTCAGCGTTTAGAAATCTAGGCCTGTCTGATGCTGGCCTGAAGTATGCTGTTGATGGAGGCGCATAATGGCAACCAATCGAAAATTTAGAGAAAGTGAGAATACTACCCCTCTTATTAAATGCACTGCCGCCGACAGTAATCCGGTTGCTAATAAAGCCCTGTCTGGAGATCCTGTGGTAATAGGACAGATACCGGGAGTGGCTTTGATGGCTGCCGACTCTGGACTAAAGACGGTTGTGCAATTAGATGGGGTATTTGAGTTGCTGGTTGCCGGTATAGACTCATCTGGGGCTTTGGGCGCAGACGCTAATGTTGCTGTTTTAGGTGGAGATAAAGTCTACTTCGACAAGACTAAGAATCCACCACTTAGTAAACGGGCAGGTGGCATATTTTTTGGGTATGCCTACAGCGATGCAGGAGTTCAGGTAGTGGCTGCTGGATCGACGACAACCAAAATTAACGTAAAAGTTGGAGCTGGGGGGTAGCTATGTTGTTTGGTGAAAAGCTTAGGGAAATTAACTCAGATGTCAAGAAGATAAGGGAGTCTATGACAGTTATAGATCCCAGAACTCAGAATCTTGACATTAATGATGGGCTTTCCGGTTATCGTCGCGTTGGGCGGAGCGATCCAGATTGGGTTGTCCGGGTAGCTGAAGTGGCTAATCTGATTGCGGATGTAGTGAAGGGCCACCGTCCGGAGTGGCATCTAAAGGAAGCTATGACAACTTCCGACTTTCCTCTACTCTATGCCGATGTTATGCATAGACAGATGTTGGGAAACTATATGCCATATCCAGTCTCCTATCCTGCATATTGCCGTATATATGATGTTAGGGATTTCAGGAGTCTGCACTTGCAGATGCTTGACGGAGGTCAATCAAGGCTAGATAAGATCTCCGAGAAAGCGCCATATCCAGAAACCAAATTCATTGAATCTGAGAAGACTTTGCAGGTAGCAAAGTATGGTCGAAGGTATGGTATATCGTGGGAAATGCTTATCAATGACGATTTGAATGCTTTGTCTGAGCGTCCTGCTATGATGGCCACGGGAGCCAGAAGGTCAGAGGAATATCTTGCTGCCCAACAAATTGTGGATTCCAATGGCCCACATGCTTCATTCTTTACTGCTGGTAATGCCAATATAGTGACAGGTAATCCAGCTTTATCCATGGCGGCTTTGCAGACTGCTATGGGTGTAATTGGAAACCAGGTGGATGCAGAGAGTGAGCCTATCGTTATTGATATGTTTACTCTTCTAGTTGGCAATAGGTCGTTAGAGATTACTGCTCAGAATATTCTGAACTCTTTAATGATTGAATTGTCCGAGTCTGGGGGTACTTCCAATCAAAAGTTATGGGCTCAGAATTGGATTAAGAGCGGAAGTAAGATACAAATAGCTCTGAATCCTTATATTCCGAAGATAGCCACAACTAAAACTAACTCATGGTTTTTGATTGCAAATCCAAATGATATGACCACTAGGCCAGCGTTTATGTTTGGATTCCTCCGTGGCATGAGAACACCTCAGATATTTGTGAAAGATCCCGATGCAATGCGCATTGGTGGAGGTACTGTGGATGCAGCCGAGGGTAGTTTCGATACAGACTCTATAGATTTTAAATTAAAGCATGTATTTGGGGCAGGTCAGGGCGATCCTAAGATGGCGGTAGCCTCTTCCGTGGCTTAGTTATGTTTAACAGCAGAGGTTTGCCTTATCCAGCCACCATTACTGAGATGTATCTGGCTGCAATTCTGGAGGAGCTGGAAGGGCTTAGGAAAGATCTTATCAATGACGATAAGGTTTTAATGAAGCCTCAAATTTCGACTGAGATCACGTACGTCAAAGAACCTGAACCAACCAAGAGAAGTAAAAAGGCGTAATCATTACGCCTTTGGGGGCTAAAATGTTGAAAATGAAGAGGATATTTGATCCTAATGCAATAAGAGCATGGAGGATTGCTCAGGAGGCCGAGGATAATAAGATCTTGGATAAGCTCAGGGCTGGAGGGTTTCCTGTAGATACAGAAAATCCATATATCAAAGACTTGCTGGATAATTTATCTGTGAAGGTTAAATCTCCGAATCCTCTGTATTTGGATATTGAAAGGTCCGGGGATGTTATGCATTTTAGCCAAGGGTTGCTGGATAGATGTATAGCGGATGGTACTTTAAGTATATCCAATGGAAAGCTAACATTTAAAACCGCCGATGGCATACCTGATCTGGTTTACACCATTATATCTCCTCCTGGTATGTTTTGCTGCCATTGTGGAGAATCCATGTCAGACGGCAGTGCTGCTAGAAGGCATATAATAAATTCTCATGCTGGAAAGGCATCTCCAGATATGAATAATCCTTCAGGTTATAGGCAGGATAATTTCTTTTTGTGTTTGAAAGATAAGGAGGTTTGTTGAAATGGCAGATTTCGTATTCAATATTGCCAAAGGAAGAGTTGCCGAGCTTTACAATAGAGTCGATACGAACGATCCTGCTAATTCAGCTTTGATTATAGTTATTATAGATGCCGCTGGAGATACCGATGCCACAATGCGTGATAGAGATGATTTAGCTGCCTTGTTAGGTGGTACAGCTAATGAGGTAACCAATACCAACTATGCCCGTAAAACGCTAACAGATGCAGATATCGTAGCATTTGCTCCAGATGATGCTAATGATAGAGTAGACTTAGATATTCCGGATCAAACATGGACAGCAGTGGCTGCCGGTACGGCCTGGACAGATTTCTTAGTCTGTTACGATCCAGATACGACTGGCGGTACCGATTCCAGTATAGTTCCTATGACTCTTCATGACTTTGCTGTTACTCCAGATGGATCCGATATTACCGCTCAAATAAATTCGGCTGGGTTCTTCCGCGCTAGTTAAATCGTAATTATTACGATTTTCCGACATTCTTGTAAGGTAGCTAATAAGTGGATGCATTACGTACTCTGGCGGCGTCACTTGGAGCTGGCCAAATAGGAGTCCTCCATGAGCGGGGAGTTGGAAATCATGGTTATGGTCTTAATGTAGATAATCCTGGATATGGTGGTATAGGCGCGTCGCTTTCACAGTCTACCAAGGTATGTTGGGACCCTACCCCATGGAGATCCGATTCTACCTACCGGGTGAATAATGCATCTGGTTATCCTACCGGATCTACATCAATAGCTGTCGATACAGGTACCGATCCAATAATTGCTGAAATGCTGGTTAATTTCAGCGGTGTTCCGGGCCATTACTCCATAGTAACCGGTATCCCAAATGGAGGTCCAGGAATCATTGTTATTACTCCTGGATTGCAGGGGCCTTTATCTGACAATGCGGTTGTTCTTATTACTAAGCGGGGCGAGAGGTTTATATATTGGGGCCATTCTCATACGGCTCAATCTAATTCGTGGCCTGGTTGGACTATTTATGAGGTAGCGGACGATAAATGGAAATCTCCAAGCTACTATCGTCATTTTGAGGTGATTGATCCCGATCCTTATTTGGAGGATTTATTTTATGGACATCATCATCAAAATATGGGGATTGCCTTCAATCCAGCCAAACAAAAATTCTACCGCATTCTGCCTGGAGCTAATCCCAATGTCACCTGTGAATGCGATACCAGCCCATATAATCCACTTGATATTGGTAAATTAGTTCCGTTTGCTCTTTCTGGGACTCTGACATTTACCACGAATTCGAAAACTGTGACGGGTAGTGGGACGTCTTTTACAACTCAATTAGCTCCTGGTTATCAAATATGGAGAGATGGGGATGAATTATATAATGGAATATCTACCAGGATCGTAACAGTCGCATCTATTGAAAGCGATACCTCGTTAACTTTAGTAAATCAATATAAAGGTAGTGCTAGTCCAGGTGCTTCAAGTGCACATAATCCTAATGGATTAAAGACTCATTGGGGATTTGCTCCAGGTGCAGTATTGACTGGCCTTGGTGCTAGAACTCCTACGGAATACTGGCCGGAGAGGGATTCTCAGGTGTGGATGGACCCCCGCAGCGGGCAGATTGCCAAAATATATGAGAGACGTGTTGGCAGAGGAGATAGTGCGGGTTGGACGCTTCTCTATCAATATCCGGAGTTTGATACGGTTAGTAATGCTGGGGATGCCGCGGTATTACATTACAATACTAAACGTAGATCTATTCTAGTTGGGACTGGTATTCGGGATGTAAATGACGGTGATCTTGGATTAAGGCTATGGGAGTTGCGTTGCAATTTAAACGATCCATTAGCCGGTACATCTCTTGTGGCTCTAGATAATATGCCGTTGGCTATTTATCCAGCAACACCGACGGGTGGGCTAATTTTTCATGATCCTATAACTGGGAAGTATCTATTCATAAGTGCTGACTTTGGGCCTGGGTATCCAAATAATAATTACAAATTTGGTGAAATTGATGCCTCTAAACCTTTGGGTCAGCAGTGGACGGAGTTAGATGGCAGTGTATTTCCAAATACTTTAAGTTACGACATTTTTGGCAAAACTACGACTAACTGTGCTGTGGGTGTTGCTGCATCCATAGGTGTAATTGTGTTTATGGGTGCTAACTTTGTACATATATATAAACATACAGCAAATAATTGGGCATCTAATGGTATGACTTCTCTGGAGAAGGAAGCTGCGTTACCAGGTTTAGTTGGATATGCTGCGTTTGGAAATGGATTTCAGCCTAAATATTATTGGAATACCGACCAGGCAAATGCAGATCCGGCATTTGCTGCCGCTGTGTCTGGTTTAACTAATTATGGCAGCGAGGCAAATCTAAAAATTGCTGCATGGTCTGCACATGTCGGTGCCCCTAGATCCGATAATGGTGACGGTGTATGCATACCAACTATAGTTTCCGATATTACTTATAAAGGTGAAGGTGGGTCATTGCGATTTGTTTGGAAGAATCAGACTGGGATGTCCACTGGCGAGTTATTAATGAATATTGATGGTTCTTATGGTTCCGCTGCTAATTCAAAAATGGTGAATCCCACATTTTCAGCATTATCAACCAAGCTAT